CTTGTTAATGGTTCTGTTTATGCTAGATATCCAGGCGAGCTTGGAAACAGTATTGGTATTTTCTTGATCGATGCATCAATTGATGACTCTGATTTTAAAAATCATAAAATCATTGGAACTACAACAGGTGCTGATTTGTTTGATACAAGACCTGGAACTAGTGTATGGGGTGGTAATTATACTAATACATTGTATGATGAAGTACACGTTGTTATTTACACAACTGATACAAAAATTACAGGTACAGCAAACCAGGTTCTAGAAACTTATGGTTACCTTTCAAAAGCTAAGAACAGTAAAACAGCAGATGGTGCAGGTAACTTCTATGTAGACGTAGTTAACGATTCATCAAACTGGGTATATCTTCTTAATGAAGAAAATGCAGCTCAGTCTGCAATGATCGACTCTGATGGTACAGGTGGTACTAACCTAAGTTCTATTGGTGCAACATTGACTAACCTTACCACTTCAACTAGATTTAAGTACTTCTTAACTAACTATAATAAGACTGGTATTAGAAGATACTCACTAGGTGGTGGTAACGATGGTGCAACAGTAACTGATGGTAACTACACCACAGCTTATGATCTACTTAAAGATGATCAAACAATCGATGTTAATCTACTAATTACTGGAGAAAGATCGAAAACAGTTCAAAAGCACGTTATAACAATAGCAGAGACTAGAAAAGATGCAATTGCATTCTTATCACCTAGTTACTCAGCAGCTGTTAATAACCCAACAGCAACAAAAGTGATTGATTATTATTCTGATATCAATTCAACTTCATACGCTGTATTTGATTCAAGCTGGAAGAGACAGTATGATAGATATAATGACGAGTATTTCTGGATGCCAATTAACCCTGATACAGCAGGCTTAACAGCTAGAACAGAATTTACTAATGAAGCTTGGTATTCACCTGCTGGTCTAAACAGAGGGTTTATCCAAAATGTTGTCAAGCTATCTTTCAATCCTAATCAAACAGATAGAGATCAGCTTTATCCACAAAGAATTAACCCAATTGTAACCTTTAGAGGTCAGGGTACACTTCTTTATGGTGATAAGACTGCATTGTCTAGACCTTCTGCGTTTGATAGAATTAATGTTCGTAGATTGTTTATCGTACTTGAAAAAGCAATTGCAACTGCAGCTAAGTTCCAGTTGTTTGAATTCAACGACGATCTTACAAGAAGAACATTTGTCAATGCAGTAGAGCCATTCCTTGCTGAAGTTCAGGCTAGAAGAGGTTTGACAGACTTTAAAGTAGTTTGTGATACATCTAACAATACAGGTCAAGTTATCGACTCAAATCAATTTGTAGCTGATATCTACCTGAAGCCAGCTCGCTCAATTAACTTCATTACACTGAACTTTGTTGCCGTGAGAACTGGAGTATCATTTAGTGAGGTAGCAGGAGGATAAAATGACAGTACGTATTGATGATTTTAAAACAGCTTTAACAGGTGGCGGTGCAAGAGCTAACCTATTTAGAGTCAACTGTAACTGGCCTAACGGTAACATTGAGGGATTAGCAAATACTCCTTTTGGTGCCGGTGAGACAGAAGCACTTAGCTCTTTTATGATCAAGACGGCTGCTATGCCTGCTAGATCTATTGGTGAAGTTATTGTACCTTTCCGTGGTAGACAACTCAAAGTATCTGGTGATACTGTTTACGATGCATGGACTGTAGGTGTTATTAACGATAATAACTTTGCTGTAAGAAATGCTTTCGAAAGATGGCAAGATGCGATTAACGGTGCAGCTACTAACGTATCAGGAAGAGGTGTTAACGCCGCTTCATTTGACTCATATGTTGCTAACTTAGAGATTGAACAACTAAGTAGAACAGGTGCAGTTATTAAGAGGTATGTAATCGTAGGTGCATGGCCAACTGTAGTAGATACTATTGATGTATCATACGACAGTGCAGATACAATAGAAGAGTTTGGTGTTACGTTTGCATATCAGTGGTGGGAGTCTAATACAACTTCAGTACCTACTTCAGCTAGAACAACAGCTGACGTCACTGAGCAGCCAGTAACCGGATAACTCTTCATTACATAATGAGGAGCCATCATGGCGATACAAAAGCAAGAACTATTCGGATTTGAGTTAGTTCAAAACAAAAACGACCAACCAGCGCCATCACCCATTCCTAAACCAATGGATGATGGTACTGATTTACCTGTAGGTGGTCGTATTGGTTATACTTACGAACAGTATAGCAAAGC